CACCGAATTGGTGGCCCTTGCTCCTCGCGTCCCGTTCATTGGTCCCAAGGGTGCGTTCAAGTCGGATGCGGCCAAGTGGAAGGGCATCAACACGGCCAATATTCCCTATGTGGAGTATGACGGCCAGATCCCGCCCCAGCGTCAGCCGATGGATACGGGCGCGGCCGCAGGAGCCTTGCAAGAGGCACTGAACGCAGCCGACGACATGAAGTCCATCATGGGGCTTTATGATGCGTCTCTCGGAGCCCGCTCCAACGAGACCAGCGGCAAGGCGATCCTGGCCCGCCAACGGGAAGGGGACGTGTCCACGTTCCACTTCCAGGACAACATGGCCCGCGCCATTCGGCATACCGGCCGCATTCTCATCGACCTCATTCCGAAGGTCTACAACCACGAGCGCGTGATCCGCGTTCTGGGCGAGGACGGCACCCCGAAAACCGTGCCGCTCAAGCAGCCGGTGCAAGAGCCTGTCATGGATCAGGACGGCAAGCCGGTGGTGGATCAGGCCACAGGTCAGCAGGCCATGCAGGAGCGTATTTACGATCTTGCGGCGGGCAAGTACGACCTGACCGTCACCACAGGCCCGAGCTTCACGACGCGGCGCGAGGAAGCGGCCAACCAGATGATGATGCTGGTGCAGTCCTTCCCGGCTGTGGCTCCGCTCATCGGCGACCTGATCGCGAAGAACCTCGATTGGCCCGGATCTGACGAGATTGCCGAACGCATCAAGGCGGCCAACCCGGCTGCGGACGGTATCCCGCCCCAGGTTCAGCAGCAAATGCAGCAGTTGCAGGAGGAGTTGCAGAAGCTCCAGCAGGAGAACCAGAGCCTCAAGCTCGCCAACGCCAACAAGCAGGGCGAGTTGGAGATCAGCCAGTTCGAGGCCCAGACCGACCGCTTGAGGCTTCAGGCCGATGCGATGATGCCGCAGGCCGAGCCTCATCAGGAGCCTTCTGCCCCGACAGCCGAACCCGAGCAGGAGCATTCGCTGATGCACCTGCCGATGCCAGCTCCGATGCCTCCCCCGCCCGATCCTGCCTTGGCGCAGGCCCTTCAGAGCCTGGCCGAGAGCCAGATGATGACGGCGCAGGCGTTAAGCAACCTCGCTCAGGGGCAGGCCGAAAACCGGGCTATGGCCCAAACAATTCTTGCCCGCCGGCAATCCAGCCTCGTCCAATAGGTGACCTGATCCATGTCCAAGAGCAACACGTTTGAAAACGACCTGTTGTTGCTACTGTTCAACAACACGAACATAGCAACGATTGGCGATGCGACAGGCATCCGGGGCTCCACGACGGCCGGCTCTCTCTATGTCTCGCTGCACACGGCGGATCCTGGAGAGGCGAGCGACCAGACCACGAGCGAAGTGACGACCGGCGCTTATGCGGGTTATGCCCGTCAGGCGGTGGCCCGCTCCTCGTCCGGCTTCACGGTCTCGGGCAATCAGGTCACGTTGGCTGCGAACGTGGACTTCCCGACCTTCTCGACGGGCACGGGCGGCACCATCACCCACTTTGCAGTCGGTGCTTCATCGTCCGGTACGGGCAAGGTGCTCTATAAAGGCCCCTTGTCTCCGACCATTGCTCTTGCGGCCGGCGTCATCCCGCGCGTGAACACGGGCACGACCATCACCGAAGACTAGCGACAGGAGGCCTGAATGGCTATCGCTGTCGGCAATTCCACTTCCGGCCTAACAACCACCATCACGCGGCCGGCGGCGGCGAGCGGTGACTACATCATCGCCGTTGCGCTGCGCGACGGATCGAACAATCCGCCGAACATCCCGACAGGATGGACGGCGATCCAGACAAAGACCGGCGATAGTACCGGTGCGGTGCTGGCCTATATCGTCTCTGACGGCTCGACGCCCAGCGAAACCTTCGGGTCCGCCACCTCAGTTGTGATGACCGCCTATTCGGGCGTCACGGGCCTCGGTGCGAGCGGCCAGACAACGACCATCGGCACGACCATCAATTGGTCTGCCCTGACGCTCACGGGCACCAATGGCGGCTCCTGGATCGTCCTGGGTGCGGTCACGCGTGCGGACGGCACGACGGTCACGGCGGAAAACCCGCCCACGGGATTTACGAACCGCGTCGTCTCGACGGATACGACCGACGAGACCGCCCTGCACGACAGCAACGGGGGTGTCTCCTCGTTCACCGGGGCAAGCGCTTCCATTGGCGGCGCATCGACAGGCAATGTGGGCTTTGCCCTCGAATTGCTGGGGGCAGCGGCAGGCGGTGGCGGTGGAACGCCCGCGCCAACATCGGGGTCCGCTTCCGGTGCGGCGACGGTTTCGGGCTCCGCCAATGCAGTGATCTCGTCCGGGGGCTCTGCCAATGGGCAGGCCACGGTCTCAGGCACAGGCCGCACGGTTGTCTCTGCGGCCGGTACGGCATCGGGTCAGGCATCCGCGACCGGACAGGGCAACACCATCGTCTCTGCGGCGGGGTCAGCGTCTAGTTCGGCCACCGTCTCAGGCTCAACAGCCTCGAATGGCTCCAGTGGCTCTGCTGCCGGCTCCGCAAGCGTTGTCGGTTCGGCCAATATCATCGTCTCAGCGACGGGTTCAGCCTCGGGCTCGTCCGTCGTTGTCGGATCCAGCAATGGGTCTCCAGTACCCAACCCGCCGCAACAGATCGTTGGCGGCATTGCGGGCTGGTGGCCTGAACGGCAGAGCCCGCAGGAGCATCGGGCGCAACAGACCGAACGCGCTTCACGGGTGCGGAAGGCTTATGCGGCTGCTCGCAGGCAGCGGAAACGCCTCAAGCCTGAAACGCTGACGGCGCTGCTCGAGCTGGTCCGCCTGGCGCAACCCGCCGCAACGGCGCTGCCTCCAACCGATAGCATTGATTGGGAATGGCTCGCTCTGAGCGGTGTCCTTCCTGACGATGCCGAAACCCTTTTGGCCCTCGCTCTGCAAGAGGGTCGGGCGCTTGTGGCTCCCCAGCCCGCGCCCCCCATCATCGCGGCTCCTCGCATTGAGGTTCCCGCCTTCGATGATGAGGATGTCGCAATCGCGCTGCTGCTTCTGGTGGCGTGATCCACAGGCCGCCTTCGGGCGGCTTTTTCTTTTCCAACCCTGACCAACCCCTAACAAGGAGTCAGCTATCATGTCTGATGGCACAGAAACGCTTGACCTCGAAACACCGGATGTTCCGGCAAGTGGAGGGGGCGGAGCGCCGTCCCTTGCCACCGACGACGCCTCCAGCGACCTGGAGCAAGACTACGAAGGCGATGACGCCCAAACCGATGAGGATGGTTCCGACGATGAGGAAGAACTAGACCTCAATGGCAAGAAATACCGCGTCAACAAGGAGCTGAAACCGCTCCTGATGATGCAGCAGGACTATACGCGGAAGACGCAGGAAGTCGCTGAAACCCGCAAGGCACTGGAAGCTCGCCAAGCCGAGATCGAACAGCAAGCCAAGTCGGTTCAGGAACTGAATGAGGACCGCAAAAAGCTGGTCGTCCTCGATGACTGGCTCTCCCGGCAGGCCAGGGTCAACTGGCCTCAGTTGCTTCGTGACGACCCGATTGAAGGGCCGGCGAAGTACGCCGAATTCCAGCACTGGCAGAACCAGCGCGAACAACTCAATTCCAAGATCTCTGACGCCGAGCGGCAAAAGGCACTGGACGAGGAGCGGGCATCCGCCACCCGACTTCAGCAAACCTTCGACGAGGTGAAGAAGATCCCCGGCTGGTCGAACGAGACCGCCAAGAAGGTGGAGGCGCATGCCCTGACCTTCGGGCTGGAACTCAAGCAGCTTGACAGACTCGTTTCCGAGTTTGGCGCGCCCTTCGTCAAGATGGCGCACAAGGCAATGCTGGCCGACCAGCTGCTCGCCAAGCAGCAAGCCGCCGCCAAGACCCCGACCGCTCCGCAGGAACCCGTCAAGCCCCTGGCTCCCGTCAGGAAGGGCAATGCACCCGCGCGAACCGGCCTCCATGACGATCTCGACACGGAGGAATGGGCACGGCGGCGGAGAGAACAACTTCGCAATCGAAAGTGACAGCCTAAATGGCCAATACCCTTATTACTCCCCAGGCCCTGACCAACGAGGCCCTGGTCGTTCTTCACCAGAAGCTCAACTTCATCGGCTCCATCAACCGCTCTTACGACGACTCCTACGCACAGTCGGGCGCGAAGATCGGCGATACCCTGAAGATCCGCCAGCCGAACCAGTTCACCGTCCGCACCGGCGCCACTCTGGCCGCCCAGGACGTGACCGAAACCAGCACCAGCCTGACCATCAACAAGCAGGCCGGCGTGGACATGAACTTCAGCTCGGCTGAACTGACGCTCTCCCTCGACAAGTTCTCCGAGCGGTACATTCAGCCGGCCATGTCGGTGCTTGCCGCGTCCATGGAAGCCGATGCGCTCTCCATGTACAAGGATGTTTACCAGCAGGTGAACAACCAGGGTTTGGCCGCCAGCTTCGGCAAGATCCTCCAGGGCCGCAAGATCCTCGTGGATGCCCTGACCCCGTCCGGTGACCGCACGGTGTGCCTGAACACTCAAGACAACGTGGACATGATTACCGACACCAAGGGGCTGTTCAACCCGCAGGAAGGTCTCGCGAAGAACTTCCGTGAAGGCTATCTCGGCCGCACGGCAGGCTTCGACTTCAACGAGAACACCATCCTGCCCTCGCACCCTCGCGGCGATGCTGCGGGCTATGTCTGTAACACCTCGACCGGCATCACCTCCGGCACGGGCACGATCACGCTGTCCACCGGCACGGGAACGATTGCAAAGGGTGACGTATTCACCATTGCAGGCGTCTTCCGCGTCCACCCGGAAACCAAGCAGGGCACCGGCCAGCTTCAGCAGTTCGTTGCAACGGCTGACAGCACGACTTCGGTCCCCGTTTATCCGGTTCCGGTGACCAGCGGCGCCAAGCAGAACGTCACCATTGTGGGGGCCGGCGCTTCCAAGGCGGTGACTGTCGCCGGCACGGCTTCGGCCGCTCACGGCATCTCGCTCGGCTACCACAAGGATGCGTTTGCCTTCGCGACCGCTGACCTTGTGATGCCCTCGGGCGTGGACTTCTCGGCCCGCAAGGTGCTTGACGGCATCTCGATCCGCATCGTGCGCCAGTACGACATCAACGGCGATAAATTCCCTTGCCGCCTCGATGTCCTCTACGGCTGGAAGACGATCCGGCCGGAACTCGCAGTGCGTTTCGCCAACAACTAACGACCATGGGGAGGGCCGCAAGCCCTCCCTTTCTCTTTTCAGGGACAGGCAATGGCTTTCAGCAACAAGTCCGAACTAAAGGCCGCGATCACGGATTTCATGGCCCGTGAGGATCTGGATGGGAAGGCTGACGACTGGATTGCGCTGGCCGAGTCGCGCCTGAACCGCAAGCTCGTCCCGGTGCGTGAACGTGAGACGGATGGAGCGCCTTTCGCGCTCTCCGATGACGGCGACACAAACTGGCTCCTGACCAATCATCCCGACCTTTATCTGGCCGCCTCCATCGTGTGGGGCGGGGCCTACACCAAGAGCACCGACGAGGTGACAGGTTGGAACGGCCTGCTGTCCGAAGGCGTGGAAGAACTCCTTTGGGAGAACGCCCGCGAGGAGAGCAGGGAGACACTGTCCGTCGATATGGCGCTTCTGCCGTGCGGCGTCGGTTTCGACATCGTGTCGGGGGAGTGACCTCCCATGATGCTTCCTTTCGGCGCACTGGAAAAAGACAGGGCGGGCATCGATACGGGTCTGCTCACGATTGCCAAGAACTGCTACCCCACGACCATCGGATGGGGGCCGATGCCGACCCTGGCGGAATACGGCTCCAATGCCTTGCCGAGCGGATGCCTGGGCCTGTTCTTCGCCCGCACGTCGTCGGGCTCGTATCTCGTCTTCGCCGCCACGGCGACCAAGATTTACAAGCTCGTTTCCGGCGCGTGGACCGATTACACCCGTCTGGCCGGCAACTATGCCACCATCACGGGCAACCTGTGGCAGGCGGCGCAGTTCTCTTCCAAGCTGATCCTCGTCAACGGCAGCGACAACCCGCAAGTGCTCGACGTGGACTCGGGCGCAACGAACTTCGCGGATCTCGGCGGCTCGCCACCGGTGGCCCGCTATGTCTGGGTGATACAAGATTTCGTTTTCTTGGCCGATGCCAACAACCGCCGGCGCTTCGTCTGCTCCGGCTTCAACGACCCGACGAACTGGACCATCGGCTCGGTCTTTTCCGATGAGTTCATTCTGCCCGATGGTGGCAATATCGCCGGTCCGGCGGCGCTCGGCTCATTCGGTCTGATCGTGCAGGACGACGGCAAGGCGCGGCGCCTGCTCTATGTCGAAGGTGATCCGAACATCGCCTGGCGGCTGGAGGAAATCAGCGGCATCCGGGGCGCGGTGCCGGGCTATAACACCATCGCGGCGAACGGCAGAATTCATTATCTGGCCGAGAACGGACCCTACTCGCTCGATGCGAACGGGACCAACACGCCCTTAGGCGAACACCGCATCAGCAAGGAATTCCTCGCCAACTGCGACACGGCCCGCATTGACCGCTTCCTGGGCTTTGCCGACCCGTATTCGACCCGCCTCTATTGGGCCTATTACAAGACGGTGGCCTCGACCAACTATGACGGCCTTCTGGGCTATGATTATGCCCTCGACCGGTTGTTTTTCGTGGATGCCGACGCGGCCTTCTGGGCTGCGGTGGCCATCCCCGGACAGACGCTCGAAAGCCTCGACAGCGCCAACCCGTCGATTGACGCCATGACGGTATCGCTCGACTCCCGACAGTTTCAGGGTGGCAGGCCTACCATCGGAGCCGCCACCACGGGCGGCAAGCTCGCTCTGCTCTCCGGTGAGAATGCCGACGCTACGTTGAGGCTGTCTCCGGTGCATCTAGCGCCAGGAGCGCGGGCGATGCTCAAGGAAGTCTACCCGATCATCGACCTAGGGCAGGATGCATCCCTGGAACTCTATGTCGGCAAGCAGGAGAATTCCTCCAAGCCGGTCACGTGGAGCGGGCCGCATGTTCCGTCCCCTGAGACGGGCATCATCTATCCAAGGGCGTCGGCACGGCTTCACACGCTGGAGCTGCGGATTTCGGGCGACGGCTGGACCAATGCCCAGGCGCTGCAAACGACCGAACAGGCGGACGGACTGCGATGAGTGGCGGGTTCGGCTCCTATAACCAACTCTCCCGCCGTGTGACCGATCTGGAGCGCAAGATCCGGCAGGCGGGCATTGCCTCGGCGGCCGGAACATTGGCCGGGATCGGGAGCGTCACGCTGGCCTCTGACGGGTCCTCGACATCGACCGTGAAGACCGACCCGAACGTTACCGCGTCGAGCATCATCCTCCCGGTGGCGAGTTCGGCGGACGGATGGTCGGTCGATGCGGGCATAACCGGCATCACCGCAGGCGCGGGGCAATTCACCGTGACGCATTCGGCTTCGACGCTCGCGCGCAGTTTCAATTACATCGTCATCAACCCGGCCTGATCCGAAGCGCCGGCTTTCCAGCACATCGTCATTTGCAGCCCGCCACCGTGCGGGCTTTTTTATTGGGGCATCCATTCCATGGGCCTACTCGGCAATATTTTCGGCGGATCCAACGACAAGACCTCGACGGTCACCCCTTATGGCGCGCCGTTCATCGACTACGGCAACCAGCAGGCGCAGAACCTCTATAAGCAGGGCGTCAAGAGCCCGCCTACGCTCGCGCCGGTCAGCAAATACACCACACAGGCCATGAACGGGACGGTCAATCTGGCCAACCAGGGCGTCCGTGGGCTCGATGACGCTTATGGGCTTCTCGGCTCGTTCATGACCGGGCAGGGCTCTCCTGCGGCGGACAGCTTGAGCCAGTTTGCCAGCGGGCAGTATCAGGAAGACCCGCGCCTTCAGCAGATGCTCGACACCAACGCGGATCGGGCGGCCAATGCGGCGGCGACCCGCTTTGGCGGCGGGCGCTATGGCTCTGCGGCGATCGGCAACGGGGTCGGCTCTGCCGTGGCGGACGCCAACAACGCGACCATGCTGCAAAGCAATGAGAACGCCCGCAACCGCCAGCTCTCGGCAGCGGGAACGCTCGGCGGCCTCGGCATGCAGTCCGCCGCAATGCTGCCCACGATGAACAACCTGTCTTACGATCCCATGAGCCGCATCGCGGGTGTGGGCGACTTCTACGACACCCGCGCTCAAACCGCGCTCGACATGAAGCGCAACAACGGCTGGGACCAGTTGGGCAAATACAGCGGCGTCGTTTCGGGCAACGGCGGCCTGGGTCGGAGCACGACCACGCCGGGACCATCTGCGGCTCAATCCATTCTGGGCGGGGCTGCGACGGGCGCTGCCCTCCTCGGTCCATG